AAGTGAAATCCATGTTCATTAAATAATTGAAACTTTTTAGTAGTTAATTCACCAACTAATTCATAATCAAATGAAGGTACATTTTCAAGTGTATAAATACCATATGTCTTGAATGTATCATTAGAGTTTTCGTGAAAAAGAATATCCCCTTCCCATCTTTGTGTCAATTCATTATAATTGAAATTTAGATAATCACCCTCTTTATTAAAAAAATACAGATCCTTTTCTGCCATCTATGATTTTAGATTTTCATTATATATTAATTTTAGATTTCTTGATAGACAAAATTAATATATAAACCTATGAAATTAAATAATTACTCTGATTTTATCAACGAAGCATTCTTTAGAAGATTGAAATCTAGAAAAAAGAATAAAATTATTGGTAATAAAGTCGAAAATTGTAAAAACGAGATTATTAAATTCTTAGAAGATAATGGAATTTTTACCTGGAATGACTTTGAGAGAATGTCACCGTTCCAGAGAGATGTTATCAATAAGTTAGTCGATAAGAATGTAGACACACTTAAAGAGTTAAAAGAAGTAACTTTCAAAATCAGACTAGAGTTATCAAATCCTCTTCAACTTAAAGAATACCTTAAGGAACTAGAATCTAAAGAAGAGTATGAACTATGTGCAAAAATCTTACAAAAATTAAGATAAAATATAAAAAACAATTCTTCACTATGAAAATTAAAAAATTCGACAAAAAAGAAAAGGAAACACAAGAAATATCTTTTAGTGCAAAGTCTTTAGAAAAAAATAAAGATGAAAAACCGTCTATTAAAACATCAATTGATGACCAAGAGAAAATTGAAAAAGAATTTAAGAAAAACTTAGATAAAGTTGAAAAGTTTGAATCTTTTATAACTGTCAATATAGACCATGTAGATAAGATAGAGTGTGAAAATGACTATGAATTTTCAGATGAAGATGAAGAAATAGAAGGAGACTATGAAGAAAGTGAATTGACTGGATGTGGATGTTGTGATGATTGTTCAGGTGAAGAGAATTGTGAGTGTGGTTGTGATGATTGCGAATGTGACCAATTAGAAGACTATTGTGACGCATGTGATAGAGTTTCTTCTAAATGTGTTTGCGACGAATCAGATGTTAAATCAGTAGAGGATTTTATGAATGTTCTTTTCTCAGAAAGTCTTAAATACCATTTAGATAATAACAAACCGATCACTGAAAATATATTCAGACCTGGATCAGAAGCTTTTTATAATGTTATAAAAGAAGCTCGTCAATTATTTGATGAAGGAAAAGTAAAACTATGTGATATAGATAAAGAAATTTACGAATCTACCGAAATCGGTAAATTTGCATACTTTAATGGAGAATTAGTTCCTTTAGATTTACCTATGGAGAATTTAGTAGAAATGAATGAAGCTGAATATAAAGGTAAAGAAGTAAAATTAAACTATCCAATGCGTGGTGGTACTAAGAAGTACTATGTGTATGTTAAAAATCCTAAAACTGGTAAAGTTAAAAAGATTTCATTTGGTGATGTTCACGGTGGATTAACTGCTAAAGTTAGTAATCCTAAAGCTAGAAAGTCATTTGCTGCTCGCCACCAGTGCCATTTAAAGAAAGATAAAACTAAAGCTGGGTATTGGGCTTGTAGAATTAATAAATACGGTCACTTATGGGGCGGAAAAACTTATCCGGGATTCTGGTAACTAATATAAAAATTAAACTATGAAACACTTAAAAACATATCAAATATTTGAATCTGAATTCTTTACAATCAGTGATGAGAGAAGAAAAAAACTAATTGATTATATAAATAGTAGTTTAGATGGCGCGGATATGGATTTTTCTTCTTGGATATATCAAAATATAATTCGAGGAAAAGAAGAACATACAGAACTTAATGATTTTATTCAAAAATTATCTCCTAATTGGAAAAAAATACTTGATGAATACTTAGCTAAGTATAAAAGTGGAGTAATGAAAATTGGACAAGATGACCAAAATGAGTGGTTTGGTGTAAATTATAACTCAAGTCTTAAACAAAAAGAAGTAATAGGTGATCAGGAGATAACAAAAAACTTTTATGTAACATTTGAGAAAAGCGAAGACAACCTGAAAAGATGGTTCAATGGACTCGGAACTCTTATAAGTGACTTTTACAAAGCTTGCACAGAAGGTGAATTAAAAAACTCGGCAATTTCTTTCAAATGTGGATATGATGCTAAACATTTTATAGAAGACAATGACCATCTAAAGTTTTATTGGTATAAAGATGATGATAAAAATAAAGTATTAGAAGTATATAATAATTGGTTGAAGAAAACTGGTATACAAACTAAGAAAAGAGCTTATGATTTTGGAATAGACACTGCAAAAGGTAGAGATAAAAATAGCTTTGGTCTAATGGTTGCAACTAAGGTGAATAACCAGTTTCAAAAACTTAAATCACAGTATGGAAAAAAGTTTACATCTGAACAATATGCAGATTATATAATAGATATGTTAAACAAAACAAAGTTTAAAATATGACACTTCCTTTTCAAGAAACTAAATTAAGTGATAATGAATTTATCAGAGTATTCAATCAAAATACTGATTCTGGTGAGTTTATGTGGCACCGTGATAGAGAAGATAGGATAATTGAATCCATTGAACCCACAGACTGGAAAATACAAATAGATAACGAATTACCAAAGGTAATAGAAGGTGAAGTATTTATACCAATGGGCGCTTATCATAGGTTAATAAAAGGAAATGGTGACCTTAAGATAAGACTTCAAAAGTTGAGTAATTGAGTTCGTGATTAAACCTTTCACCGATATACTTGACAAGTTTAATACATTTCTCAAACTCATCTATTTGTTCTAATTCTTTTACCGTCTTTTGTAAATATTTCTTAGTATAGATTCTAAAATCATTTGTGTAAGGTTTATTTGACATACATCTGTCAAAAACTTCTAAGGCAATCATATTAATCTTTTTTGGAACTGTAATTCTCGTTATAAATTCTTATTATCTCATCAAACTCGGTTAAAATACCATTCTTAAACTTACTATTATCATATTGTTGTTTAAGAATATATTCCTTTATATAATCCTCGTAATCTAAGTTGATAGAAATATCTAAATTATCTTCATCTACTCCCTGAGATTCATTCAATTCTTCACCATCAACTAACTCTTTTGTGATATCATCGATATATTCAACCGAAGCAAAATTAGACTTTTCTAAAAGAATCTCTAACTTTCTTCTGAGTTTTCTATTATTAATCAACAAACTATTTGATATAGCAATATCAATATAATCTTTACTATCCTTTAATTTTTCCAACTCTTCAACATCATCTTCATTCACAACTCTTACTTTCTTAAAGACTGGTGAGTAGGTGTTAGGAATAAAATCAATTTCATCAGTGTCTAAGTCTAAAACAGTGATACCTTTTTGGTCACCATAATCATTTCTATCCATTTGATAAAGTGAACCGATAAACATAAAATTATTGTTAATTTGACGAATATGAATGTGACCAGAGAAGACATTTTTATATCCGGAAAAATTCTCAACATCTATCTTATCAGCATTTCTGTGAGCAACAGAGTTTAAGTGCATACGACAACCATTTAAATCTGAGTGACAAAATAAATAATCACCTGGATTCGATGTTATTTCATTAATCATATCTACTCTTTTCTCAACCCACGGCATTAAAACTAATTTCTGACCACCAACATTTAATGAGGTGGTAGACTCATAAATCGTAATATTCTGATTTATATAACCATAAAGTCTAACTGAGTTAACTTCATTAGAACCTTTATTCCAAAGGTCGTGATTACCAACCATAATATGCATTGGTATAATATCTGATAATTCTTTTAGAATTTTCTCAACTTTATTTAACACGATAATAGGTAAACTTGTTCTATTATCGAAAAGGTCTCCTAAGTGTATCAGAATATCACCTTCTTTAGCATTTTCCTTTAAGTAAGGAATAACAAACTCGTAAAATGTAGACTCCATCATATTTAGCCACTTATCTAAATTATTTAGATAAACTCCAAAATGAGTATCTGTAATCATAAAAACTTTCATTATATTGAAATTTTTCTTTTTATATCGATATTTTTAGTTATAGTTTAGAAAAAAATCACTTTTCATAACTAATATATACAATAAACTAGATAGAGACAAATTAGAATAAAATATATAATTTATAATTTGTCAAACAAGTTAAAGAAAAAATAATAAAAATAAGATGCCATTACCACATTTTACCACAGTAACAACCAATAAAACACCAGGTGGACCAGGTACGTTTCCGGATGAAGTAGTATACTTGAACCTTTTTGAGATTACCTTCATCTTACCAACATTGTTGACAGCTCAACTTAGAGATCCATTTTTGTTACTACAAAACGCGACAAAAATTGAC